GTCTTATACCATAATTAAGTTGATCCATTATATCTATAATTATAAGCTCTTTCTTACCTTTATGCAATCTTAAACCTCTACCTATACTTTGAATGATTTTAATTTTAGCTTTTCCTCCACCGGCAAATATTATGTAGTGTAAGTTTTTAATGTTTATTCCTGTAGAAAATATTTTTGAAATAGCAATTATGAGAACGTCATCATTCTTTTCCATGAGGCCTCTGATTTTTTCTCGTTCATCGATTTCTACATCGCCTCTGATATAATACACTTGTTTGTTTGGGTTTTGATCTACAACTTGATCATATATCAATTGACCATGTTCTATATAATCGACCATTATCAAGCAATTGTTATCAATGTTTTTACACAAACGCCCAAGTAGTTTGTTTCTAAATTCGCTCTTGGTTATAAATTCTATCTCTTTACGGTACTTGTCGTTAGGGTTTTCGCATGGTTCCGGTTTGAGTGCGTGCTCTAATTTTATGATCTTGGTTTTCACCTTACCTATAAACTCTTCATCTCTTAAGTCTTTACTGTTTTTCTCATATAACTTAGGTCCAATCAAGCCAAATATATTCCATTGATCTAACAAGGGCTCTGGTAATGTACCGGTGAGGCCAAACTTGTTTGGTGTTATTATATCTTTGATTAGTTTGTTAATTTTGTTACCTTTACGTAGCATATGCACTTCATCTACAACAAGCATGTCAATATATTTTGTCCAGTCTAAATCGGTTTTTGAACTTTGTAATATACCTACATTTGCTACAATCACGTTGGCTGTAGGGTCTAGCGGTTCGCTACCAGTCCATTTACATGTACTATATGATACATTATAATCTTGAAAATCTTGACATGTCTGGTGTACCAAGTTGAGTGTAGGTACAACCACAAGACATTTGAATTGATCCGGTTTATCCGTTTTTTTAAAGATGGTTTCGATCAAGCAAGCCATTGTGAGTGTTTTACCGCCTGCTGTAGCGAGAACAACAACTCCTCTACCTATCTTTAGACATTGTCTAACTATGTCTTGTTGATATTCTCTCAAATCCAACTTGAGACTAGCTAGATCTTTTATATTGTAACTAGGTCTTATGTTCTGTAAAAATCTTTGATTGTATGTAAACGACACATCTTTGTATGTATCCTGTACAAATCGTTTGAGTTCAAAAAATATACCAGGAGAAAACCTACCTGTTGGTGTGATAGCATATAACCTCTTGGGTGTATATCTAGCGTATCTTCTTTGAAATCTATATTGATCGTTAGGTACGCTGAAGTGTTCTCTTATATGACCGAACAATTCCGGTTCACATTTGATAGTAGCAACTCCTTTGGTATGCTCCCAGTCGAACTGAATGAGTTTACTCACGTTGTTTCCAGTCGCATGATCTCAACCAGATTTTTTATATCATATGTCATGCTTGATAATATTCTTTCAGCCTTTTCTAGAAACTCAATCAACACATTTAATTCTTCTATACGGTGGGTTATATCCACAATACTATCATGGTTAGCTGCGGCTTTTTCCGCTACAGGTTTGGTAACTTTGTACGTGGTACTACTCTGTATTTTTTCAGCTACTTTCTTTTTTAAAGCATATTTTTGCTGATTCAGTTTCACAATTTCATGTTTATGTCTCATGAGTCTACCTACCCATTTATGTTTGTATGCTGGTAATTTCATCTGACAGTCTCTTATGTTAAACTGATCCAATCTGACATCTTTTTCAAGTTCTATAATGTAATTTTCAAGAGTGTCCATAAATACTTATTATAGTATATATTTATACAATAATCAATATGAGTTTATTCAACAAATATTTCACCAGATTAATACAAGAAGAAATAGGCATGACTAGTGGTGGTGCAGATGGTGTTTTCGGTGCTGGTGGAGACCAAGGTGGTATGTTTCCAGGAGGTAGTGATTTTTATGCTCCGGGAGATGCTAGAATACCGGATCTGCTAGGTAGCAAGAAAAAACGTAGAAAGCGTAAGAAGAAGAAACGGAAATCTAAAAAAGTCAAAAAAGAACATATCAAAATACAGCGTAGAAATCTGACTAGGTCATTGTAAATAAATGTATGCCTAGCGCTAGTAAGAGCAAAGGGAACCGGGGAGAACGGGCGGTTGCTGATAGATTATCTAAAATATTCAATTTAAACTTTGAACGTGTACCTAACAGTGGTGCGTTTGTAGGTGGTAAGAATTCAGAACGGTTGGCTAGATTGTCCAAGAGTCAACAGCTATTAACAGAAGGTGATCTGATCGTACCGGAAGAGCTTCATCACATGAAAATAGAATGTAAAACATACAAGGACTTTTCATGGAAGAGTTTGTTTTCTACAAACAAGCAACTCGAAGACTGGATATCACAAGCAAAAGATACATCCAAGTTATGGTTTCTTACATTCAAAATAAACTACTGTGATACGTGTGTAGTCTTCTCACATGAACATCTAGAAGATTTCGAACTTCCGGAATGTTTTCATATATACAAAGAGCAATATATAATTTGTAATTTTGAAACTTTCTTTCAAAAAAATTACACCAAGGTGTTGCAAATGGGAAAAATGTGGTTATAATTAAAAAGCCATGCTTAGGAATACCGTCGTAGATCAATATAACTTAAATCTAATAAACTATAACACTATATTCGAGGAGCGAGTCGAGTCAATCGTCATCGATGAGTTGTATGATTTGAAGTTGTTGATCGAGGATAGTCTAGACTTTACCAAAACAGCTACATGTGCGATTACACATTACATAATAGATAGCTTGTGTCAATACATAATTGAGAACAAATCTCAACTCGAGCAACCGGTTTTTGTCATTTGTCCTGAGTGTATCAATCGTGGTGAGTTGAACAAATATATATCCGACAAGACAGACTTGAGCGTTTTCGTGATGAAACAATTCAACAAATTAAAAAATATTCTAGGTATAAAATCTATCACTTACGATGGTGAATTTGATGTGTTAACCGAACGTGTCAAATCACGTGATGGAGATGCAATAGAGTTGTTGAGCTCTATTGATACTAGTACACCTCGTGATCTGTACAAGTTGTATAAATTTGTAGATAAGATGGGTCTCAAAGGTATCAAACAGAAATTTTTCGAGAATCAGCAATACAAACAAGTGTTTATATAGAAAAAACCTGGTTTACAGCATAAATAATAGCATGAGACGTTTCGAACAAATTATTGAAGACCAATACAAGCGACTAGGAATTGCTTTGGAAGCTGAGGATGAAGGTGATCCATTGGAGGATGACAATGAAAAACAAAAGAAAGATCTTGAGGCGCATAAGCAATATACTGATAAAGCTGAAGACGAGGCTCATGACTCTGACATGAACGTGCAATCAGCCCGTCAGAAACTAGCTACAACTAAGACGCAGTATAATCAAAATCAAGCGACCAGAAGCGACGATAAGCGTAAAGACCTAGAAGCAAAGCAAGCAAGTTGAAGAAGTTCAATCAGTTAGTTGAGGATCTGATTTATGAACAACCAGATCCAGCAATAGACCCTGCTGCAGCTCCTCCTGTACCTCCTGTGGATCCTGCAGGTGCTCCTGTGGCACCCGGAGCCGGAGAACAACCAGACGCTAGTCCAGAACAAGCCGCACTGAGCCCGGCTGCCGAAGTGACACTGGTCCGATTGTTGCTCAAAGCATTAGTCATAAACATAGAAGATTCAGACATGTCCACATTGACCAAACTTGATCAACCGGAGATCAATGCTGAGAATGCTGAACAAGTGAAACAAGATGTAGTTTCCATAATAAACGCTCAACAGACACGTGGGGACAATGAAGAACGTGTAGAGGCTGTACATGACCTAATGGGAAGTATCAATGAAAATAACAGCAAAAGCATGCTCAACAAATTTGTTAGCTTGATGAAACAGTACAGTGACGTTAATATATCTGATGTATGAACTTCAACAAACCATCCAAACCGTACAAGTATAAATCACTTGTAGACATATACACAGAATCTCGACAAGTACAAGAGAATGTAAATATCATCGGTGTACCTGAAACTGGTGATCAAGAAGATCTTGGTGCAGTAACCACCGACGAGTATCAAAAATTGAAACGTCTGGTACTAAGCAAAGCCGATGGTGGTGTGGAGAGCTTGGTTAAACAATTGCTACGTCTGGGTAAATGGGAGGAGATCTCAGACATTGACACATTAGTGTTAGAAATATTTTTACAACACGACATCGATGTACAAGTGCTCAACAGACTCGTTGAAAAAAAGAAAGCCGGTACACTAGGTAACCTTGAATCTTGTGTTAATAAAAACGGTGTATGGAATTTGATGCAAGCGGTCGATCCACTGGCGCGCAAGTTGACAAAAAGGTTTGATAGCTTATTCAAAGACCTCACATACAAAGTACAACCTAAAATCGCGACTGTCAGTGTGGGTCCTGGAGAGATCAGTTTGAGCATGTTCACAAATGCTACAAAGGGTGATGTTGGAGACTTGATGCTTGATGGTATGGAGCTTGAAATCAAGGGAGATGGCGGTCGACTAGGTAGCAGCGATTATACAAAAGCCATTTTCACCACACCTGGTAACAAATTTTTAAATATTTTAAACGGTCGCGGTACCGGTCAACATTTCTCTCAAGCTGAAACACCTCAGATTCGAGCTAAGATTGCTGTAAAAGCAGCTGCTGCTAGAAAGAATTTCGCTACAATGAGAAAAGCGGTTAGTAAGTTTCCAGAGATACAAGAACAGATCGAAGGAACTTACAACCAGTTGGATAAAAATCTCGAGATGTTAGAAGATCCAAAGTCAGTAGTGGATCCCAAGTTAGCTGCTAGTAACATCAAGACCGCGTTTGATGCTGCATCTGGATATGAACACCCACCTCTTACAAAAACAAGTCAAACCAACACACAAGCTGTACTATCATTACTAGACACATTGATAACCACAGATGAAACAAAAACAGACTACAACTGGCAAAGTAGTGCTCAATATATGTTCAATCATGATTGGGGTATGTCTGCTCGTGAATTAGCGGAAGCGTTCGTCGAGATGAGAACTGAAGAGATGGACGCCGGTGCTGTTGCATCTTTAACAAGTGCAGCAGAACAAGTTTTTAAAAATTCAGATCTATTGAAGCAATTGACAAATTTAAAACCAGCTCAAAAAGGCAAGACAAAAACAATCGCTCAGGTTGAATTACAAAGACTACAAGCCGCATTGATGGCCACCTCATACCAATCAGTTCATGGGTTTGAACGTATAATCGTGTTGAATACAAACACACTTGTTGCCGCTAATATAAAATTTGAACCAACACATGACACTGGTGAAAAATTTAAATATGTGTATAAACAACTCAACAACAACCCCGGCATATTTGTGTCAAATCCAGGGGTAGATACACGAAACAAAGGTATAGGTATAAGTGTATCCGGTTAACGAGCATAAATAATGTTATGTACTCGTTCAAACAATATTTACTTCATGTAGAGAGTAAAAACACACACCTAGAACATGTTGAAGATGAACTGATAAATCATGGAACAACAGGCGTTGAACGTGCATTAAGTATGTATATAGGTTTGCTGGAAACCTTGCAAGGACACGCAGCTGAACCGGTAGACATCACAACAAAATGGGACGGGGCACCAGCCATATTCGCTGGTACCGATCCAGCTGACGGTAAATTTTTCGTAGGTACCAAAGCGGTTTTTGGTAAAATTCCGAAAATGAACAAACGTATCACAGACATAAATCGTAACCATGGAGACGTGAAACGTGGTGATTCAACACAAGACAAGAGTCAATTGAGAAAGAAACTCAAAACTGCTTTTAAAGCTTTAAAAAATATAGGAATAGAGGGATATGTACTGCAAGGAGACATGTTGTACACAAAAGATAGCATCCGTGAAGCCACTATAGACGGGGAGAATCATATAGTATTCAAACCAAATACCATCACATATGCTGTTCCTGTCGAGTCAGATCTCGCTAAAAAAATCAAGAGTACAGACATGGGAATAGTGTTTCATACCATGTACACTGGTGGTCCCACAATACATGACATGAGCGCCAGTTTCGGTTTCAAAGCAGACAGACTCACCCCACATTCAAGTGTCTGGTTTGATGATGCTACATTCAAGGACGTGAGTGGTCAGGTACAATTAACACCTGAAGAAACCGCCGCGATACGTGAATTGATACGTGAATGTAAGAATCACTTCTGGCAAGTGAAAGATGTGATAGATTTTGTGAATATCAAAGATCAAATTTCAGATCTGAAAGTGGAGCTCAAAGCTCATATCAACAGTGCAATCAAAACACAAGGTCAATTTGAAGCAGATCCAGTGAAATTCGCTAACAGTTTCATAGATAGGTACATAGACAAATCTGAACGCGCTATAGCTAAACTCAAAACAGAAACTGGTCAAATACGCAAACGACAAGCAATGGAAGCTGGTGTATCATTTCTAGAACAAAACCGGTCGAACATTGAGATGATGTACGATTTATATATCAAACTGATGAAAATTAAAAACGTGTATGTGACAAAATTATCCAACTTGAGGGCCATGGATAGCTTTATAGAGCAAGACGATGGTAGTTTTCAAGTGACCAAACCTGAAGGTTTTGTAGCAGTAGATCACATCGGAAATGCAGTGAAACTAGTTGATAGACTAGAGTTTAGCAAAGCAAATTTTGATCCTAACAAAAAGTTCGGATGATCGGAACATTTAAAGATTTTGTCAACCGACAAGCTGACATAGCACTTGTACCGGGAAGCTTCAAACCACCACACAAAGGTCATTATCAAATGGTGAGCATCTATTCTGGTATGGCTAACGACGTTGTTGTGTTAATATCCGCCCCAAGCGCTAAGAGTCAACGAGTCACAAAAACCGGTCAAGTGATCACACCGGAGGTGTCTAAGAAAATATTTGAATTATATGTAAGCAATCTACCTAACGTGACTGTAGAAATAAGCAGCATGCCAAGTCCTGTTGGAGCAGCTTATCAAGCATTAGAGTCGTTAGGGGGTAAACGAGTCATCCTAGGGGCAAGTAAGAAAGATAATGATTGGAAGCGATGGGCCACAGCACAAGAATGGGCTCAGAGCAAAGAGTTGAATGTTGAGATTATGGACCCGCAACAAACTGCAGTAGATGTACTTGACAAAGCAGATGGTACACCATACAGTGCATCAAACATACGTAACAATTTTGATGATCCTAATGCTATACTAGAAGACATTCCAGAACATGTTGATCCGGAGCAAGTTCAACACATACTTGCTAGTCTTTAACGAAATAGTGTATAACTGCAAATGTGGTTATTGCTACTAAGATAAATAATCCTGTGGTCGTTAATAGTTGGTGACTCATGTGGCCGCATGTACCTGTGGTACATTCAATTGTTTGTACTAGTGTGTTCATCGTTTTAAATCTCTAATAAAATCATAAAATTCTTGACGTGTGTTTATATCGTCTTTATCAAGAAAAGCCCCGGTCATTCGTGCAGTTTTCATGGTACTGTCGTGTCTCACTCCACGTACACAAGCACACAAGTGATTGGCTTCAACCATCACAGCCACACCTTTGTTACCAGTAGCTACCTTGCTCAGGTGTTGGTGTATTTGCATGGTCAGGTTCTCTTGTACTTGGGGTCTCCTCGCGAACCATTCAACAGTTCTGTTCAACTTGCTCAACCCTATCACCTTACCGTCTTTACCGGGAATGTATGCGACATGGGCATAACCTACAAAAGGTAGATGATGATGAGAGCACATGCTTGTAACTTTAATGTTACCTTGAAACACAACCCCGTCATAACCATCCACATTGTCAAACGCTGTGATCTTAGGAGGTTCATTGTAACATCCTTCAGCAAGGTCATTTACAAAAGCCTTAGCTACTCGCCGAGGTGTGTCAGCGCTGTTAGGGTCAGATCTCCAATCGAATCCAAGAGCATCCATGTATTGTTCGTATGCTCTTGCAGCATTTTCAATAATCTGCTCTTGTTCCACCGGGGTTCTCGGATGATTACCATTAGCGTACTGTAATTTGAATGAATCCATACAATGATTATAGATGATACCACCGGGTAATTCAAGGGTTATTTGATAAATAATTGTGGTGAAATTCAACAACATACTAGAACAAGCTCTTGAAAACACAACTCTCAAGCGAGTTCGATTGAAAACTGACCCATTGGACCGAAACAATCCGATCAACAGTTTTCCTTATGAAGGTTACATAATCGAAGAGAACGAAGGCATGCTCAGGATAATGGTGTTAGGCCCGGGCCATCAAGAGGACGGAGTGGTTGACATGCAACCATGTGATGTTGAACCTGCCGGCAGTCAAACATTTGAACAATTCAAACAATTCGTATTAAATTATGTGATGAACAAAAACAAAGGTGACTGTTCAGAAGCGTCAGTTGATAACATAACAAGCGCTAGTGACATTCAACATCTTGAAGCATTTCTGAGAGAACAGGGTGTTGAGCGCGCAGAATTTGAACAAATCAGCAAACTATTCCTCATGTCATGAAACATTTTAAGAAAACAAAACAATTAGTAGAAGGTAAATCTCTTGACAGACAAGAGCGTGACAAAATAAACGACATCACCGGTGATCTTAAAGACCAGCAACGAGAAAAAGAACTCGGATCTAGACTCAAACCTAGCGGAGAGATCGGTGATCAACAAATGAGAGCCCCTGTCAATCCAGACGGTAGTCCAGTATCGCTGGACAATATACAAGACCGGAAGCCGGAAAAAGGTCCTCCACCGGGGGATGCACCACCATCCGGTGTAGGAATTGGTACTCACGGTAATCAGAAGCGAGGGGGTATATTCAATAGAATGTACCGAGGAGCCAACACCTTGGATTCCATGTGGCAAGTTGCTAAAAAAGGCATGCCAATGAGACCAGTCAAAGATGATATATATGAAGATGAAGAAGGTAATCTGAGAAGGTTTGGTAAAGTGACCACTGGACGTGCCGGTGGAAATCCGTATTACTTCGAGTTCGATCATTATGACAAAGCAAGCGACCAAAATTTAGTACTGTATGGAATAGCACCCGGGGCTAACATGCAAGGAGCTGAGCTACAACCCATACAACTCAAAGTGAAAGCCATAGTACCTCGAGACAAAATGGATGTCCGCCCCATGACAGTACCGAATAGTGACAATACACAATCTAATTTTGTTTCAGAAGCTAAAAAATTTAGTAAAACCGGAGCAATTGATGCAACTACTGTTGATAGTGGTGGGAACATGACAACTGGTACTATGAAGCAGGGTCCGGATGGTCGATTCATCACCGGTAATCAAAGCGGGGTCCAATTTGCTCCAGGTGGTAATGCTGATAAAAATGAACTTGCAGTAGTCGCCAGTGGTGCTATAGAAGCTATAGGAGGTAAAGTCCCTAGTTTAAAACAAATAATGAGAAGTGGAGGATCGCGTAGATACGGTCCTTCTAGTTCTAGTGATGACGATGATACCCCGAGCAGTGCCGATGGGGGTTCCGGTGGTGAAACCGGAGGTGGTTACGCGACCATCCACCGGCAGTATCGCCCGGATTATAAGAAACAAGATAATGACGGTGTGAGTATACCTAAAAATTTGTGGTATCATCCAACTATACAACGCACGGTGAAACGGTTCATAGCGATGGACAAAGGTGAAAGACGTGTGAAAATTGGAAGTTTTTATGGTATGTTGGTCAGACGAGACCCGGCTGATAAAGATAGTGATTACAAGTTAGTAAGAAAGATACCCAGATCACACATACCTAAAATATTTCTTGATGATGATTTTATAGCTGAAATACAAGAGATTATACCAATACCTCCAAACCTGGGTGGTCCTGGAATCGCGAAAGCTGCTATACCAGCGCTAGGTCACGTGGTTCAACAAAAAACAGGTATAGGACTATCAGCTAGCAGGCAAGAGGCGATGAAAGCCATAAGTAAAACTGGCTCACAATTGAACATTGCCAACAAGCCAACACCGTTGGAAATACCTGGTCGTGCCAGTGGTGGTAACGAGATAAAAATACCAACTCCAAGCAAAACCCCCGCCGGTTTACCTCTCAAAGAGAATATGAGGTTAACCACGTTGATTGGTGGTGTTGATTTGAACGAAGGTTTCGCCTCGTGGTTAGGATCAATGGTTGGCTCTGGAATCAAAATCACACGATCCATTGCCGGGAAAACCAAACGAATCATAAAGTCTGCTGCGAAAGATTTTGAGAAATCAAGTGGAATCAAATTGAACAAAGTGGATTACAGTAATCTTCTGAGCATGATTGCAAATGAAATTAAACACCCTTGGGGTGGAGACCATACAGCGAGACAAGGACCTGCATGGGCTGACGGAAAACCAGTCAAAGGTGGTCCAGAGGATGTAGACTTAGACCCAGACAACAATGTAGATTTTGTAGGTGATACACGACCAGACCCAGAAGGTCGACCAGAGGAACCAACACCAGAACCAGCCCCGGAAGACCCTTCCTCTCAAGAACCAGATAACACAGAACAAGAAGAACCGGAACCGGGAGAGGATGATCAAACTGGGATGTCAGATGAAAAATTAACAGAATATATCACATCATTAATAAATGGTTACACAAAATGTACACTCGCCAAACCCTCGGCAGCAGCGATGTTGAATAATCCTACAAAAGACATTGTACAAGAAGCGGACATATTAGATGCACTAGGTCGTATGGTTAACACCCAAACTACAAACGCGTTCCGGCATTTCGCGGGGTGGGGATTCTGGCCAGATATTACTGAACAGGACTTGAAAGTATTATATGTAGACACAGACTATGAGGGAAGAAACATGGGACCTAAACATGGTTTCGCTTATGAAGGTGAGAAAGACAGACAAAGCGTCAGAGATCAATTCAAAAACAAAGCGATAAAAATAAGGACAGAGTTAGGAGAATATTACAATGTTAATACATGGAAACAACCAACCGGTCAGTTGATCGGCCTTTCTAATCATGATGATCTTATATGGAGTGGAGATGATGGTGAATTTTTCAAACGTCCGGACCCTAACAACCCTCCTAAGTATTGGAAATATTCCAGCGATAAATACACGGCCCCGGAAGGTCTTAGTAAATATGATTCAGTATTACAGTTTCTTGCAAGAGATATATACACAAGATACAAAGTGAATATAC